ATTAAACCACCGCCAGTATATGTACCACCCACTGTTAAATTAGTACCTACTTTTAAAGTAGCTGAAAGTTCTAAATCAGTAAGTGCGTCTACTACTGCTGCTCCTGAGCCTGCTCCGTCTGAATAAACTACTTTTACTTGTCCGTTAGGAATAGTAACGTTAGCTCCAGAGCCTTGAGAAATATTAATAGATTGTGAACCAGTAGTAGCGTTTTCTATAATCCAAACTTTAGAAACTGTGTTCGGTGCTATCGTTAAAGTTCTTGTTGCTGTTAAAGTAGCGCCTGAAGTTACTTTTAAATATAAACTTCTTACAGGGTCGGTAGAGCCGTCAGCTATAGTAGAAGTAGCATCAGCATCACTACTAAAAGAAGCTTCAGTTCCATAACTGAAAGCTTCGGCTATAAGCTCTAAGTTGGTGTTTGTACTGGTTCCCCAAGTACCCGACTCATCTCCAGTCGCTATCTCCTTGAGTCGTAAATCATTTACATAGGTTGCCATAATAAATATTCCTCTAGTCTATATGATATATTAAAAAGCACAATAAATTAATAGTTTTATGCAGCAATTTCTTCCCAACTTGGTGATTGAGAATCATTAACTGAGGACCATCCTGGTGTTTGACTATCACCCACATTTGCCCAGTTCGGGGTTTGATCGTCGTCTACTTCACCCCAAACTCTTACAAATGGTGTTCCTGTGGTTGCAGCAAGACCTGTAGGTGATGCTGTGGCTTTAGCTATAGTTGTAACACTTCCTACATCAGATGTTGCGCTAAAGCCTGAAACTGAAATATTGTTAACTAATAGAAGTGTAGGTGTTCCTAAAGCGCTTGTTGCTGATTGACCTGTTGGCGTAACATTTGCTTCCGCATCAACAGTTACGGTTACTGAGCCTAAACTTGAAACTAAAGTAGGTAACGCTACTACTACCTTACCGTTTACCCCAACCCCACCTATTGCTGAAGTTGAAGCCTGACCTGTTACGCTTACGTTAGCCTCTCCGTCTACTGAAGCTGTACCTACTGCGCCAGTAGCAGAAACACCTGTAGGTGTAACGTTAGCTTTACCTATAAATGTAAGTGTACCAACTGCGCCTGTTGATGTTTGTCCAGTAGGAATTACATTTGCTTCAGCATCAACGTCTACAGGTACAGTTCCTGCTGCACCCATAATTGCTGATGCTTGAGTTGGTAGATCTGTTGGTAGCACTACATTAGCGTCTGCGTTAGTTAATACAGAAGGTGTTCCTACGCTTGATACAAGAGTCGGTAGAGCAACGACTGCTTTACCGTTAACTCCAACTCCACCTATTGCTGAAGTAGCTGATTGTCCTGTAGGGAATACATTAGCTTTAGCAACTACTATGTTTCCTAAAGATGGATCAAAGGTAGATCCAGTTGCCGATACGCCAGATGGTGAAACATTAGCGTCAGCAACCGCTACTACGGTTGGAGTACCTACGCTAGAAACTATAGAAGGTAAAGTAGCTACAGCTTGCGCATTGACACCAACGCCTGCTACAGCAGATGTACCAGCTTGACCTGTAAGACCTTGTACAATTCCATCAGGATCTATTGCACCTACTGAAGAAGTTGCAGCTTGACCAGTTGGAACAACAGAAACGTTTCCAATCATTGTAGGATCACCAACGCTTGCTGTAGCTGATTGTCCTGTAATACCTTCTACATCTGCAGGTGATAATGCTCCAACAGAAGAAGTTGCAGACTGACCTGTTAAAACTATAGCAAAATCATTTGCTCTTCCCCATTCTTCTTCACCCCAACTTTCTCTACCCCAACCAACTTCGTTGTATGCTTCTGTTATTGCACCAACGCTTGCTGTTAATCCTAAACCTGTAAGTTCAACACTGTTATCGTTTACTGCTCCCCATTCTCCAACGTTCCAACCAGTACCACCCCAACCTGTTAAGTTGAAAGCTTCAACATCTGAACCAAGAGAAGAAGTTAAACCAAAACCATCTAAAGTTACGACAGGGTTATTACTATCGCCCCAAGATTCTGAGTTCCAAGTATTTCTACCCCAACCATTAACACTATAAGATGCTACACCATCTGCGTTTAATGCTGTTGTTAATCCAAGACCTGTAAGTGTTAAAGAGTTGTCATTAACAGCTCCCCACTCACCAGTACTCCAAGTTCTTCCACCAAAACCTGTTTGAGGCACACCCATATTTGTGCCATCTCCTATTGCTGTAGTTAAACCAAAACCTGTAACATCAACAGATAAAGAATCTTGTGACCCCCATGTGTTTTGGTTCCAAGGTAAAACTCCCCATGTATCTGAGTTTACAGTATTTGCCTGACCACCCATTCCGCCATGGTTTGAACAATAATAATATAATGTTGGTGCAGAAGCTGCGACTGTTATTTGTGTATAAGCACCTGCTTGTCCTGGTGTGCCACTGGTAGTTACACCAGTTGTGTATTCAGTTCCACCAGCTGCGTCCGTAGCTGTTGCAAATCTTAAAGGGTGAGAGGAATTAGAACTATCTGCTTGATCAAATTTGTATATGTAACCTTCAGCTAGAGTAACTGTATCTTGTTGAACTCCATCAATGACATACTTATTGCCATCGCCGGTGCTCGCCACCGTTACTGTAAAAGTTCTAGTAACGGACATCCGTCGCTACTCCTTAAGCTATTCTGACTATAGCGTTAGATGCGTCTGCTGCTGGGAATTGAATTGTGAAAGTTCCACTTGTTACAGTTTTGTCTGATCCAAAATCAATTATGCAAACTGCTGGATCTCCTGAAGCTGAGTCATTGAAAATCATACAACCTCTTGCTGTGAAAGAAGCAGATGTAAAACTTGTATCTGCGAAATCACAAACTGCAGTTGTACTGTCAGCAACTGGTGTAACACTTGTAAGTGCATTTCCTTTTGCTGTGTATCCAGAACCTGATACTTCATTTGATGTTGTGTACGCTGTAGTTGCAGCTCCTAGTGAAGCTGAACTTGTGTACAGAGCTAAGTTGAATGTATTTCCAGAAGATGCTGTAAAATTGTGCACCCCTTTTAAAATTTCTACTTTGAAACTTGTACAAATTGCCGATGTTATTGCCATAATTTATTCTCCTAATTACGGTGACGGAGAAGGGACTGGTATACGAACGGTTCCGTCCGTGTAGTCGTCTCTTTTACGTCTACCAAGTTGCTCTGCAGCAAACTTCTGTACCTCTTGTTTATACTTATTTTCATATAGTGTCAACATATCTATTGGGCCTTTTAAATATCCATATGCTTCTACAAGACAAGCATATAACAAACCATTAGGAAAGTATTGACTGACGTATGTTGTAGCATTTGAACCCGATAGCCCATCTGGGATAGTCTCATAATGAATTTTAAATTTATATGTAGTATCTGGGACTGGAGCAAATAATATTCTTCCTGACGTAGTATCTGAAGTACCAGTCGCTCCACCAAACATAGCATAATATTTAGGTTTTCCAGTAGATGTTTCCGCAGGAATATATTCCTGTAAATAGGTTTCATCTTTTTTCTCTAAATAAGAGTTAGATCCGGTCGCTGCGGAAGTCGAGTCATATACCTGTATCCCTTTTATAAAAAGAGTTTTAGCAGGTGTATTTATTGTAGATTGTCCTGTGATCAAGTTACCTAGCTGTTGTTTTTTATATGCATCAAGTGGTATGTCTCTCAAAATTTTAAATTCTGCGTTTTCAATAATATCATCTGTAACTGTAGATGTTAGAACGTTTGAATCTGTTTCAGTATAACTTAAAATAGCTGCTGTTAGTGTTGTGTATGTAAATCCTGACATTATGGTGTTAGTGTAACTGGTCCTGCAGTTATACTTCCTCCTCCTATTTTTGTTGTAGCTGTGGCTGTACCACTAGCTGTAAAAGTATAATTATTAGCACTTGTAACTGTAATTGTAAATCCCGAAGCGTTATTAATATCAGAGTCTGAAATACCATCCTGGCCCTCTCCATTTCTAAATCTAACAGTATCACTAGTAGATCTACCATGGTTTTCTTCAAATACAGTTATCACTTGGGAACCACTTGTTATAGATAAAGGATTTAATGTCAATAATCTTGCTACAGCAGGCTCAGTTCTAGCCGGTCTTGCATTTAATAAACCCTGTGGATCAGCTGAATATGGTCTAGGCTCTAATTGTGGTTGTTTTGGTTCAAACTCAGAAACATGGACTCTAGCGCCATTCCATTCGATAACCATTTCAGAGTATGGAAACTCTAATCCTGATCTGTCTGAAATAAATTTTGCATATTTACCTGAGGATAATGCCATTATGCCTCCGGATAATAAACTTTAGGACTAATATATGTACTAGATGGAGAGCCGTCTTCTGACAATGCTCTTTGTAATTCATCTTCATATAACAGTTTCATTTGTTGAACTAATTGTGGTTTAAATTTTTGTGATAAATAAAATGCTAAACCAGAAGCCATACAAGGTACAAATCTATATGGAACATCTGCTGCATTTGTATAGTCTCCTACATCTTGAATTCTTTTTACATAATAATAATTTATAAACTTACCTGCTTCTGTAGAACCAGGAGTTAGATATAAAGTGATTGTAACTCTATCAATAAGTCTTTGTACAAAGTATTGAGTTGGTGTTCCTTCTGAAGTTTTATTTGATAAAGCTTGGTATGCAGATCTTGCTATTTTAGTTAATGGTGTATCAACATTATTGTTTCTATAACTAGCTTCTAATACATCATCAACACCATAAACTGCAGTAGTGCTTGAAGTACCATCACCTGTTGATCTAAACATTGTGTATGTTGCTTGACCATCTACTAATGTAATACTGTTATTTGCTACTTCCCAATAGTGAAGACCACGATTAGCCCACTCTTGAAACATTATATTTAACGATCTTCTTGCTTGACGTAACTGATTACCAGATACACCTTGCATACCTATTCTTTCATATGCTTCTTCGATTATTTCATCGATAGCAAATGTTTTATCAAACGTTGTAGTTCCAGAGGTAGTGTTAGCCATTTAGCCTCCTACTTGTCTATTAATAACGTAGCCGCTTCAATATTTGTAATAGTAGAAACTTTCATTCCGCCTGGAAAAAGTACGCCATCCTCTGGAATGTTAAATGCAAAGACATCACCATTTGGACAATCTCCTTGAAATAAAGTTGTACTATCAGAGTTGTCTTGTAGGACTATAGTTCCAGCTCCGCCAGCATCAGAAGCAAGAATAAGTCCTCTTAGTCTTGTTCTTCCTGCGAATACTGCACCAGTAGCTGTAACTCTTACTGCTTTTACATCACTCTTCATAATTTTATATTCTCCTAAATTTAAATGT